GCCACTGTTGTCAACTTGGCAAACGGCACCAACACCGTGACTCTGGATGTCGCCACATACGCTGGCAAGACCATCCGCACAAACGATGCCACTTTGGTCATCACCCTGCCTTCGATCAACACCACTGCCAACTCGGTGACTTCTGGCCCCGGCCAAGACCCCAACACCGTGAACAACGTGGGCACAACCTACACCTTCGTGGTTGAGACTACTGCTTCTGCTTGGGCTTTGAAGACAGACGGCACCGACAAGTTTGTTGGCTCCATGCTGATGGTTGACACCGACAGCTCTGGCGCAGTGACAGGCTTCGCCCCCGGCGCTTCTAACGACGTCATCAACTTCAACGGCACCACCACTGGCGGCATCGCTGGTTCGACAGTGACTGTGACTGTGTTGGCTGCCAACAAGTACATGGTGACTGGCGTGGCTCTGGCCTCTGGCTCTGTTGTCACTCCTTTCGCTGACGCTTAATTGATCTCGGGGGCTTCGGCCNCCGCTTTACAGGAGATTGATTATGGGAATGCAAACTGACGTTAAAGCAATTTCGCTTGCCGCTTCAGGGGCAGTTATTGGTAGTCGTGCGCGTTTGCGTGGTTTGGTGATCGAACCCGGCGCATCTTCTGGTAGCGTCATCATGAAAGACGGCGGCTCCGGCGGCACAACAGTCATGACATTGAACACTGTGGCAAACGGTGAGACATTCAACGTCTTGATTCCGGCCGAAGGTGTGTTGTTTGCGACAAGCATTTATGCCACGTTGTCCAACGCGAAAGTGACGGCGTTCTATGCCTAAAGCAGCCCCAAAGAAGAAGGGCCCATCATTGGCGGTAGGCCGCGGCGAAAAGCTGCCGGTCTCCAAAGGTGCAGGTCTTACCGCCAAAGGGCGGGCCAAATACAACCGGGAAACCGGCAGTAACCTGAAGGCTCCACAGCCAGAGGGCGGCCCACGCAAGAAGTCTTTCTGCGCACGGATGTCGGGCATGCCCGGCCCGATGAAAGACGAGAACGGCAAGCCAACCCGCAAGGCAGCTTCATTGGCAAGATGGAAGTGCTGAAATGAAACACGAACTCTCTGAAAACTCAAAGCACGTCGTGGACGCCTTGTCGGTATTCACTGTGCTGGGGACCCTGATCGAAATGCTACCTTCAATCGCAGCAGTATTCACGATTGTGTGGACGAGTATCCGTATCTGGGAAACGGAGACCGTTCGTGGCTGGACGGGGCGGAGCAAGAGCAATGCCGTCGACGAGTAAAAAGCAGCACGACTTCATGAACGCCGTGGCGCATAGCCCAGCGTTTGCGAAGAAAGTAGGGGTCCCACAGTCCGTGGGCAAAGATTTTTCAACTGCGGACAAGGGCCGCAAATTTTCAAAAGGTGGAAATATGGCTAACACATCCCGCATGAATCGCTTGGAAGAACTGGGTCGCGTTGACTCCGAAAAAGCGTACACAGCCAAGGGCAAAAAGAACTTGGGCGCCGAGAAAAAACGCGTTGTTGGTGAGTTGGCTAAACACGCTGCGATGCCTGCCTCTAAGGCCCACAAAGGCTTAAAAGCTGGTGGCATGACCAAGATGGGCGCAGTAAAGACCAGTTCGAAGCCCGATGGCGTTGCGGTCAAGGGTAAGACCAAGGGCACAATGGTCAAGATGGCCTACGGCGGCAAAGCCTGCAAATAAGGAGCAGACATGGCTACACGTAAACCACGTCGGTTTGACATGGGTGGCGGAGTCCGCGAAGGCGAGAACGTCAACATTGATGACGAAACACGCGCCCGCGCCCGCAAGTTTGTTGAGGACAACGCTGGCGACAGCGAGCCAAAGGCGAGCACCGAGACAAAACCAAGCACCGAACCAATCAAAATTACGCCGCGTTCGACTGCCCCCGCAGCCCCCAAAGCTGCGCCAGTTGTTACCAAAAAACAGCTGGAAGAGTCCGGTTTGAGCTTGCGCGACTACTTGAATCGTGAGCGTGGTTTGATTCGCCGTGGCGAAAGCGCCCCTGCTGCTAAAGCCGCCCCTGCCGCTAAAGCAACTCCCGCCGTGCGCGATACTGGTGACGATACAGCTCGATTGATGGGCCGCGCACCGGCACCCGCGCCAGTCAAAAAGCCCGCATACGAGTCTCCTTACGACCGCATGAACCGCCAAAACCGTGAAGCTGCGGCAGCGCGTAAGAGTGCGGCTGACGCTGAACGCGCCACTTTGCGTGAGAACGTGCGCGAAGGCCGTAGCGGTAAGGTCAACCCAAAAACTCTGCTTCCTGAAGCGGGTATGAAAAAGGGTGGCGCCGTCAAAGGCTGGGGTATGGCTCGCGGTGCCCGCAAGGCAAAAATCACATGAGACCGTGCCGTGGTATGGGGGCAATTGCCCCTTCCAAAATGCCCAAAGGCGTCCGCAAGGCACGCCGGGATAACACCGACTTCACGCAATACGCTGAAGGCGGCAGCGTCAATGCAGCTGGCAACTACACAAAGCCCGAGATGCGCAAGCGGATCGTGAGCCAAGTCAAAGCCGCTGCAACGCAAGGCACCGGTGCCGGTAAGTGGTCGGCCCGTAAAGCACAGCTTGTGGCCAAAAAGTACAAAGCCGCTGGCGGCGGGTACAGGGACTGACGTGAAAGCACCCCAAAAGTCGCTCAAAGATTGGACCGACCAGAAGTGGCGGACCAAGAGCGGCAAGCCGTCGTCAAAAACAGGTGAGCGCTATTTGCCGGAGAAGGCGATAAAATCGCTCAGCCCCGCAGAATATGCGGCAACGACCCGTGCAAAGCGTGCTGGTAAGGCGGCGGGCAAGCAGTTTGTAGCCCAGCCAAAGACCATCGCTAAAAAGACTGCGAGCTTCAGATGACAACTTCAGGTGTTGCAAACTTTAACGTCGACCTAACCGAGATTGTCGAAGAGGCGTTCGAGCGTGTAGGCTCGGAGATGCGCACCGGTTACGACTTGCGCACTGCGCGTCGCTCGCTGAACTTGCTGTTTGCTGACTGGGCCAACCGCGGCATAAACATGTGGACGTTTGAGCAGGGCACTCAGGTGCTGACTCCGGGCGTAGCCACGTATGATCTACCGGCCGATACCGTGGATTTGATGGAGCACGTCATTCGCACTGGCGCGGGCAACGTCTCGACACAGGCAGACCTGACCATCACTCGAATCAGCGTCTCCACATACGCCACGATCCCCAACAAATTGACTCAGGCTCGACCCATTCAGATTTGGATTGAGCGCCTGAACACCCCCCGATTCACAGTTTGGCCCGTGCCAGACAACACCACGACCTACACGCTCGTGTACTGGCGCCTGCGCCGCATCCAGAACGCTGGAGAGGGTGTGAACACGATGGACATGCCCTTCCGGTTCCTGCCTTGCATGATTGCGGGCTTGGCCTACTATTTGGCCATGAAGGTTCCCGGCGGTATGGAGCGCCTGCAAGTGCTCAAGGCTCAGTACGATGAGGCGTGGGAGTTGGCCGCGTCAGAAGACCGCGAGAAGGCCGCCGTTCGGTTCGTGCCACGTCGCATGTTTATCGGAAGTGGCGCGTAAATGGCCAATCGGTTTGCATCCGGCAAACGGGCGATCGCCATGTGCGATCGTTGCGGGCAGCAGTACAAGCTCAAGCAGCTCAAGACTGAGGTTATCAAGCAGAGAAAATACGACCTGCTGGTGTGTCCTGAGTGCTGGGACCCGGACCAACCACAGCTGATGCTGGGTACTTTCCCGGTGGATGATCCGCAGGCGTTGCGCAACCCACGGCGCGACACAACTTACGTTACTGCGGGTACAGGCCCAGACGGGTTTAGCACCGGCGGCAGTCGGGATATTCAATGGGGCTGGAATCCTGTAGGGGGTGCGAGCTTTTTTGATACCGATTTAACACCAAACTACTTGGTGGCGCAGGGTTTTGTTGGTACAGTCACGATAGTTACGACATAAGGAGCCGACCATGGCATTTCGAAAAGCAGCAGACGGTATTGCCTCCAAGGGCAAAACAAAAGGCACGAACTTGGGCGATAGCGGCCCAACCGCTGCCATCCAGAACGGCGGCAAGGGCGGCTCCGGCGGCAAAACCAACGCCGACATGAAGTCGATGGGCCGTAATCTGGCCAAAATCGCAGCACAAAAGCGAGGTTAATATGGCCAAGTTCAGTCAAAAAATGATGGGCAAAGAAGTTGGCCAAGCCAGCGTTTACGCTCAACCACACACCATGAAGGGCAAGGTCGTGAAGGCCGAGTCCAACCCCGGTTCTGGCCCCAACCACAGCCGTGCGGATACCGTCAACATGAGCGTTGGCGCAGTCAGCAACAAGCCTGATGGCATGGGCACCAAGACCTCGGGCATCAAAATCCGTGGCACTGGCGCGGCTACAAAAGGCGTAATGGCTCGCGGCCCAATGGCCTGATACGAACATGAACTACACCCAGTTGACCGCTGCTATCTGCGACTACACGCAGAACTTCGACCAAGACTTCATTGACAACATCCCGGTGTTCGTCAAGCAGGCGGAGCAGCGCATCTACAACACGGTGCAGTTCCCTTCGTTGCGCAAGAACGTCACGGGCGTCACCACGACGAACAACAAGTACCTGTCCGCTCCGAGCGACTTCTTGGCGGTGTATTCCTTGGCCGTCATCGACAGCGTTGGGGCGTACGAGTACCTGTTGAACAAAGACGTCAACTTCATCCGTCAGGCGTACCCGACTCCAACGAGCACGGGGATTCCCAAGTACTACGCCTTGTTTGGCCCCTCCACAACCAACGACGCGTCTCCGATCATCACGAACGAGCTGTCGCTGATTCTGGGCCCCACACCTGCCGCTGTGTACTCTGTGGAGCTGCACTATTACTACTACCCCGAGTCGATCGTCACTGCGGGGGAGACATGGTTGGGCGACAACTTTGATTCCGTTCTGCTGTACGGCTCGCTAGTTGAGGCGAACACATTCATGAAGGGTGAAGCCGACATGACTGCGCTGTACAACGGCAAATACACCGAGGCACTGGCTTTGGCAAAACGTCTGGGCGACGGCATGGAGCGTCAGGACGCTTATCGTTCTGGTCAATACCGACAGGCGGTGACTTGATATGGCATTTGAGCAAACACTCACCACGAGCTTCAAGCAGGACATCCTGCTTGGGGTTCACGACCTTGACACCGACACCATCAAGATGGCGCTGTATTTGGCGACTGCTGATTTGGGCGCNGCNACCACCGTNTACNCGACNNCNGGNGANACNTCNGGCACNGGNTANACAGCNGGNGGNAAGACNCTCACAGGCGTGAC